GAAACTTGATATGTCTTGGATAGTTTGGTTTTTAGGTAATTTGTTTATGTTGGTATACTCTATCAACATTAATGCAAGTCCACAAGTATTACTAGCAGTAGTTCTTATGGGGTTGAATGTTTATGGTTATTTAAATTGGAGAAAGATTAGTAAGTGAAGAAAGCAATTCTTAGTCTTAGTGGTGGTTTAGATTCAACAGCATTGTTATTACATCTTATCGAAAAGGATTATGATGTACACACCATAAGTTATTATTATGGACAAAAGAATAAAGTGGAACTAGATGGACTTGCTCGTATCTTACATTATCTTGAGTATGAAGGATATAAAATACCAAATCAAAGAGTTGACTTATCATCTGTATTTGGTTCATTTCATTCTTCATTGACAAGTTCTGATGTTGATGTACCCACAGGTAAAACAGATGAATCCAAAATGAAATTAAATTTTGTACCTAATAGAAATGCAATATTCTCATCTGTTCTTTATGGGTTTGCTGTATCCAATACAAAAGAATTAGATGATGAGGTTGATGTTTGTTTAGGTGTACATGCTGGTGATGGTAATATTATACCACCTGATTGTACACCAGAGTTTTATGAATTATTAGGAGATGCTTTCAAGATAGGTAATATCAATACACAAAATATAAATTATTATCTACCATACGTTAATAAAAAGAAATTTGAAATAATTGAAGATGCGTATAAAATATGTGAATCATTAAATTTAAACTTTGAATACATTTTTGAAAATTCAATATCTTGTTATAACGGAGATGGTTGTGGTAAATGTGGAGCATGTAAAGATAGGATTTTAGCTTTTGAAAAAGCAGGGATAAAAGATGTTACAAAATATAAGGATAGTAAATGAGTAAATTGAAATATGCAAATGGTAACAAACCATTGACAGAAGAACAAAAACAAAAAATGATTAAAGATGCTGCTGTTCATTATGGTAATTATATGGATGCTCTAAATATAGATTGGAGAAACGATCCTAATAGTTCAGATACACCAATGAGAGTTGCAAAGTCTTTTGTAAATGACCTAGCTCAAGGTTGTTATAATGAAGGCCCTAAGATTACTGCATTTGATAATGTCGATAAGTATGATGGTATTATCTTTCAAGGTAATATTACAGTACATTCTTTTTGTTCACACCACCATTTACCTTTTATCGGTAAAGCTCATGTTGCATATCTACCTAGTATGGATGGTAAGATAATTGGTTTAAGTAAACTAAATAGGATTGTAGAATTCTATTCACGTAGACCACAAGTACAAGAAAATCTTACCATGCAGATACACAAACACATTGAAAGAGTTTGTGAGAATACTTTGGGTGTGGGTGTTATGGTAGAGGCCAATCATATGTGTGCTTGTGTTCGTGGTGTTAAACATGATGCTACTATGAAAACTGCTAAACTAAGTAATGCATTTAAAGATGTGGATAGAGTAAGAGAAGAATTTTATAATTTTATAAGGGATTTAAAATGAAACAATTTATAAGTTGGGATGAGTATGAAAATCATATTGACTCAATAGTTGATTGGGTACAAACACAAGATTTTAGTTTAGGAGCTGTATATGGATTACCACGTGGTGGTTTACCTATAGCAGTGTCTTTATCACATAGGTTACACTTACCATTACTAATGGATTACTATGATAGAAAAATTGTAACCGATAAACAAATATTGGTAGTAGATGATATTGCGGATACAGGTCACACCTTAAAAGATTTTGAAAACGACCACAATATAATTTGTACATTTCATTATCACACACAATCAATTGTAAAACCTAATTATTGGGTTACAGAAAAAGGTGATGATTGGATTGTATATCCGTGGGAACGTGATGATAGTGATGAATTACAGGATTATTTAGTATGAGTAAATTCAAATATTTTCCATCATTTTCAGTAGCTGGTTTTGGTCAGGCTTTAAGAAAAAATTTAAAATTAAAAAATGGATTGACTTCAAGATTTTATTCAGATGAATTTCCTGAAAAATATAGACATACTGAATTTTTAATTTCTGCTGGTCACTTTTTAAGACACGAAGATTTATATGGTGAACACGGATTCACAGATAAAAATTTAATTATGGGTGATTCTGGTGGATTTCAAATAGCTTCAGGTGCTCTTAAATGGGATAAGTCACTTTTAGAAAAAGTATTTATTTGGTTGGAGAATAATTCTGATATTGCTATGAATTTAGATATACCACCTAAGATGACATACGAAGGTATGTATGAAGAATGTTTGAGAATTAGTAAAGATAACTTTAAATACTTTGCAGATAAACAAACAGGTAATACTGATTTTTTAAATGTAGTTCAAGGTACAAATGAAATAGAGTATATGAATTGGTATAATGAAATAAAAGATTTTCCTTTTCAAGGCTGGGCTATCGGTGGTGGTGGTAGAAGTATATATGCTTTTATGTCTGGTGTATTGTCTTTATTGAATGGTAAAGAACATTTAAAAGATTCTAACAAATGGCTTCATATTTTAGGTATATCTAAAATTTCAGATTTCTTAATGTTAAATCAATTACAAAAATCTTTAAATGAAGTTGATTCTAAAATAGTTGTTACAACTGATAGTTCCTCACCAGATAGAGCTGTTGTTTTTGGTGGGTATTATCTTGATTATAATTTTAAGAAAGGTTCTTTTCAATCAATCAATGTACCTAAACACGATGATACTTTTAAGAATCAAACATTTAAACATTTACCAGTTTCTACTGAATTTGATAAGGAATATTTAAGAGATGCATTACATTGGGATGATACTGTAGAGTGGAAAAGTCAATGCACTACTGCTATAAGATTACATAATTTTATGGTTTTTAAAGAAGCTATTGATAAAGCAGAATACTATGTACATGCTCATGATTATATGTTAGAACAAATTGTATCTACTGATATGTTTAAACTTTTAAAGTCATTAGATGCAATGGTAAAAAGTGATAATCCAAAAAAAGTTTTTGAAAAATATAAACAACTCTATACTAAGATGAGTCGTTTGAACAATGAAACACCAGTTAAAAACCACGATTTTTTTTAATAGGAGAAAAATAAAATGATAAAATTTACACCAGAACAAATACAAGATAATTGGAATGAGTTAATAAAACTTATTGAAGATACTTTTGAAGGTGAACGTAAAGAGAAACTATTAGAGATGTACAAACATTTTGAAGATAGAATGTGTGTAGCACCAGCTTCTGGTCAAGAACATTTTCACCTATGTACGCCAGGTGGATATGTAAAACATATTTTAAATATTGTACATTATAGTAAAGAGTTTCATAAGATATGGAAAGACAATGGAGCAATAGTTGATAACTATACTGAAGAAGAATTGGTCTTTGCTGCTATGCATCATGACTTAGGTAAGGTTGGTGATTTAAATGATGACCATTATATACCTAATGATTCTGATTGGCATATTAAAAATCAAGGTAAGTATTATGTCAACAATCCTGAGTTACAATTTATGACACCACCAGATAGAGGTATTTGGATATTAAATCAGTTTGGTATTAAGATAACTATGAATGAGATGATTGGGATTAAATTAACAGATGGTATGTATGATGAGGCTAACATCCAATACCTCAAAGCATACGCACCAGAGAAGAAATTAAAGACCAATATGCCCCATGTACTACATCAAGCAGATATGACTACTACAAGAATTGAGTATGAAGATTGGGTACGAGATAACACTAAAGAAGAAATAAAAGTTCAAGGTCAAGTTGAGAATATTAAAAAAGCTGTCACTATGGAAGAGACATCGGAACAACTCACACAAAAGTCTAAAGATTTATTTGATGAACTTTTTGGAGATAAGTAATGTATTTAGAAATAAGTTTTGGAATCGTATTATTTTTATTCGTAATTGCATGTTATGTAATATGGAATCTAATGAGAAAAACAGAATTATTAGAAACATGGGTAGAGGGATTTAGTCAGATGTTACAAACCGTGCAGCAAGAATTAAGTGATATAGATTCAAAAGGAAGTTTTGAATCCGATGATGAAACAGGTACAATTTACAAACAAATAAAAGATACAATAAATCAATTAGAAAGTTACAAAGGGGAAGAACAATAATGAACACAGCTACAATATCAGGATCAGCTAAACCAAAACCGATGATGAAGAAGAAACGAAAAAAGAAAAGTAAAATTTATTTTGGAACACCAGTTCAAAATGCTATCATTAGATATAATGATAATATGGACAAACCGAGTATTCAAAATAAAATATACAAAGAACATATACAATTTGCTTTCAATAAGTTGGCAGAGAATCTAATTCACACTTTTAAGTTTTATTATTTTGATTATCCAATTGAAGAAGTTAAACACGAAGTGGTAGCTTTCTTGGTTATGCAGATGCCAAAATATCAACCAGACAAAGGTAGAGCTTTTTCATACTTTTCTGTTGTAGGTAAAAATTGGTTAATACTTCACAACAATAATAATTATAAAAAGATGAAGATACATGACCAATTAACTGTATTGGATTACAAAAGAAACTTAAATTCTGAAAGAAGTATTACTGAAAATGATGAATTTAATATTGAGTTTGTAGGACAAATGTTAGATTATTGGGATAATAACATCACAAATATTTTTCGTAGACAAAAAGATATACTTGTTGCAGATTCTGTTTTGGAGTTATTTCGTAGAAGAGCAAATATAGAAAATTTCAATAAGAAAGCTTTGTACATTATGATTCGTGAAATGACTGGTTCTAATACTCAACATATTACACGGGTAATAAATCAAATGAAAAAATATTATTTCAATATGATGGATGAATTTTCCACACAAGGAAAAATAGATACTTCAAATACTGGTTCTATTTTTTAAATGATTGAGTGTTCTTTAATGGTACTCGAGCGCCGTCTGATAAAAGTTCGGACTCCATATCGAAATTGGGTGTGGGATAAGTTGAAGGCACTCTAATGGGGCTGTAGTTCAGTTGGGAGAACGCTTCCCTTGCACGGAAGAGGTCGCAGGTTCGAATCCTGTCAGCTCCACAAATAAATTCATATAACACTTGCAATCTAGCAATGAAGCTTGACAAAAAAAGTCTAAAAGACAAGGAGGTTATTATGAGTAAATCAAATGCGTTCACGCATTATACAAATCAACGTGGAGTCAATTATCCAAAACTTGGATGGACACCATTATCAAACCTAGAAATCATTGAGGGTGATGACGCACTTAATAGAGATGAGGATTCTAACTTGACCGCATCAATGGAAGATGCCATACTTGACAACGGTTTTATGGATGTATATAAAGTATTTCCAAGAAATGCAAAGACAGGTAAGTTCAAAGTAGCAGAAGCAACTCATAGGAAAAGAGCTAATGTTAATGTTATGCTCGGTGAAGATCCAATGGTGCCTATAGCAATACTTCATTGGAAAGACGGTGAGAATGAAGAAGATGTAGTAGATACTGTTAGTGATTTCAACACTACAGGTAGAAATTGGAATCTTTGGAATTTTGTCAAAGTAAGAGCTAATGTATCTTATTACTCTCATGAAGTCAAAAAATCTTTTCATCATTTGAAAGAATCAATGAAAAGGTTGAAGCCAAGAATATCTAACTCAGTTGTTGCTCAAATCTTTACATCAGAACCTAGAGTTCACAATGTCATACGAGATAAGAACCTAGCTAAGACATTTGATATTTCAAATCGGAGATGGTATATCGATACTATGATTACCAAACTAGATAACTTAGTAATCAAGCATGGTACAACAATAGTTACTAATGGTTTTCTTCGTAGATATGTAAATGGTTTGAATATAAAAATAAATGAATTTAAGGATGAAAGTAAATGGCTTGAATTTTTCAATCTCTCACTTGCTGAGGTTGAAGTAAATATCAAGAATGTAACTGGTGGTAAAATGGATTCATTACAGAATGATGATACATCTTTCAAATCTTGGTTCGATTCAATTTAACATCTGAGACAAAATAAAAAAGGGGAACATATAGTTCCCCTTTTTATGTGCTCAATAGTGTAGGACTACTGAACTATCTCGTACCTACTTACGAAATAAACCCACCAACACCAACAAAGCGACGAGTCCAGCGAAACCAGATTCGCCGAATGTGTTTATGATTGATGTCAGGTTACCAATAACATTGACACCAAAGATACCGCTTCCAAAAATTACTTCAGATACAGCACCTATGGCTACAAAAGACATCATTAGATGAGCTAAGTCATCTATATATCCTTTTACCATTGTTATGATTTCCTTCATGTTTATTCTCCGTTAGTTAACAAAAAAAGGGTTTAAAAAAACCCTTATTAATAATTATTAGTGTATTTAATAATAAATTTTGATATATATTTATATATCGTGATTTTTAAGTTATATAATATTTATATATGAATCAAACTATTTAGGTAACCCATGAGTATAGATTACGAAATCTTTGAAGGTAAATCATTATCATCACTATTTGAAGATATATACAAGAATACAGAATACAATAGAAAACAACTCGATGTACTAACTAAAGAATTAGTTCAGTTTATTAAGGATGGTGACACTGCAGTTCAGATAGTACCAATGATAAAAGAGTATTTAGAAATCAATGTAAAGAATGACGACCAACTTGTTAAGATGGCTGGTATTGTACAAAGACTTATTTCAGCTGAAGGTAAAGCTGGTTCTGAAGATGAGTATGGTTTATCAGAGGAAGAAAAAACACAATTACTTTCTGGTATAGAAGATACTATAAAAGATATACAAAAAGAATCAGATGATATACATAATAAAATTGAAAATAGTAAGGTAAATTAAATGGCATGGTTTAAAAAAAGAAGTGTAGATACAAATGCATCTATACCATTAAATCGTTTAGCTAAACCAGAACAAATAAGTTCTTATATTAAAAGAATTGTGGATGCATCTCAATATGAATATCATGAAACAGAAGCTTTTGAAGTTAAAAAAGTAATCATGAATGAGAGTCAAAATCATGGAGCCGTGATAGGTACTTTTATTAATTCACCAAAACAAGAAATATCAGGTGGAGTAGTTTTACCATTGATGCCAAACATTTCAAATATACCATTGATAGGTGAACACGTTGTTGTAGTAGAGTATAATGGACAACACTACTATACAGGTATTATTAATAGAAGAAACAGTCCAAACGAAAACGCCATACCTGGTATTGCAGGTGGTTATGTAGAAAATACTAAGTATGGAGAAACCTTTGAAAGAAAAGATATTAGAAGAGTTCATGTATGTGAGGGTGAAATAGTATATGAAGGTAGATTTGGTAATTCAATTAAACTTGGCTGTCACCACAAAAATAATTCACCAAATATTAGAATAAGAGCTGGACAACAAACAGACTCCGGTTCAATAGGAGCAGTAGTAAAAGAGGATGTTAATAAAGATAAAAGTTCTATATATTTATCTACGAATGAAACCGTTGAACTTGATAGTTTAAAAACTAGTGGTGGTAGGTCATTTTCAGAAGAAAGTATAAAAGGTAATAGTATTGTGATAAATTCTGATAAATTATTTTTTAATTCTAAGAATGGAAATGTAAATGTTAGAGCGTCAAAGAATTTAATTCTTCAAGGTGATGAAATTTTCATACATGCTAAAAGTGGTAATACTATAAAAATGGGCCCACCTGATGCAATATACATACCAACAATAAATGCTGATGTAATGAGTAAATTTTTAAAAGAAGTGATTGATGTGATTAATAAAGGAATGACAGCAATAGGTAAGGCTACTAATCCACCAGGTTTAGTTCTTGCTGCAAAAGATATAGCTACTATTGTTAGTAAACAATTACCATTTATACTTGATGTTGTTAAAAATGAATTGTATTTAAATAAACAAATAATGGTAGCAAATCCAAATATAAAAATACCTAAGCGTGCTAAAGGTAAAAAGAAAAAGAAAACATTACAAGGTAGTAACGAAGATGGAACTGGTCTCAGTTCTAAAAAAGCAGATGGTAAATTTGATTCAGACAATATTGAAAGACCATCTAAACGTGATGATAGTGGGAATCGTGATGTCGGCCCAAGAAGATATTAATAATAGGAGTAGTCATGAATAAGAAACAGTTTATGAAAATAATAACAGAAGTAGTTCGTAGAGAAGTTAAAAAAGAAGTTAAAAAGATACTTATAAATGAAGAAACTTCTCATCAATTAGCTGATATTATTCCTGAGGTTTCAGAACCAAAACAAAAAGTTGAATATACTAAAAATAAAAGTTTAAATGATGTTTTGAATGAAACCATTGGATTGGGTAAATCAGAAAGACAAACTGATGAATATCCAACTTTAGGTGGTGGAGCTTTTGATACATCAAAAATGTCTGAGATGATGGGATATGGAAAATCAGATGATATGAAAAGAGATATGGTGGCAGTTGATACTATAAAGAAAGCTGGTAGGTCGGTTGACCAAGTACCAGAACACGTTACAAATGCTTTAACAAGAGATTATAGTGGTTTAATGAAAGCCATAGAAAAGAAAAAGGGAGCATAATAAATGTCAAGTAGTGCACGAGAAATTGATTTAAATCCAAGAACGTATGTAGGATTGTCTTTTCCATTGAGAGCGGATAATAATAATGATTTTGCTTTAACTAAAAATTCATTACAACAAGCACAACACAACTTGAAAAATTTATTATTAACTCATGTGGGTGAGCGAGTTGGACAACCTGAATTTGGCAGTAGATTAAAAGCGTTATGTTTTGAACCAGATGATAGTCAACTACCTGAAAAAATAGAAACGGAAGTTAAGACCACGGTATCACAATGGTTACCTTACATAACCATAGCATCAGTTAATACTCTAACTGATGAAGCAAATCCAAATCAAGTGTTTGTAAAAATAACATATTCCACTACTTTAAATCCTGAAACTTTAGCATCGGTAACATTAGACGCAGGCTATACAGCTACAACATACTAATAGGAATATAAAATGGCTCGTACAACAGTAAAAAAAGATGTAGTAAAAACAGTAAATTATCTTAATAAAGATTTCAATGATTTCAGAGGTAATTTAATAGAATTTGCTAAACAATATTTTCCAAATACATATAATGATTTTAATGAAGCTTCACCAGGTATGATGTTTATTGAGATGGCTGCATATGTTGGTGATGTACTTTCTTATTATATAGATTCTCAATTTAAAGAATCTTTATTAGCGTATGCTGAGGAAAAACGAAACGTATATGATATAGCACAATCATTTGGTTATACACCAAAAACTACTGCAGCTGCTGATGTTGTTTTAGATGTATTTCAAACCGTACCAGCTTTAGACGACAATCCTGATTATAGATATGCTCTTAATATACCAGCTGGAGCTACTATAGAAGCATCATCTAATGGTACTGTATTTCGTACTTTAGAAGATGTTAATTTTAAATCTGATGATATATCTAATAAAATAGAAGTATCTATATTTGAAACTGATAGTGGAGCTCCAACTAAATTTTTATTAAAGAAAAAAGTCAAAGCAAAAAGTGGAACAATTGTTACAGAATTTTTTGAATTTGGATCTGCAGAAAAATATTCACAATTAAAATTATCTAATGAAGATGTTATAGAAATAATATCGTGTACCGATAGTGATGGAAATAAATGGTATGAGGTAGATTCTTTAGCAAGAGATACTGTTTTTGATGAGATGGAAAATAATACAGACAACGATCCTGTTTCCGCTGTTGATGGTAAAACCGCTCCTTATATTTTAAAATTAAAAAAGACATCTCGTAGATTTACTACATATATAGAAGAGAATGATAAAGTAGTTTTACGATTTGGTGCTGGTATATCAGATAATCCTGATGAAGAAGTTATTCCTAATCCAACTAATGTTGGTTCTAATTTACCAGGTAGTCCAAGTTATTTAACTGATGCTTTCGATCCAAGTAGTTTTCTTAAAACAAGAACATTTGGATTAGCACCAGCTAATACAACACTAACTATAAAATATTCTTTTGGTGGTGGTCTTGATGACAATGTGCAGTCAGGAACAATTAACTCAATATCAAGTATAAATTATGAAATACAAGACAGTTTATTATCACCTGCTACAGTTCAAGAATCAAAAGACTCTGTGGCATTTACAAATGTAGAACCAGCTAAGGGTGGTTCTGGTGGACAAACAGTTAGAGAAGTTAGAGAAAGTGCTTTAGCACATTTTCAAGCACAACAAAGAAATGTTACCAAAGAAGATTATATTGTCAGAGCATATTCGTTACCAGCAAAATACGGTAGTGTAGCTAAGGTTCATTTTGTACAAGATGACCAATTAAATAAATCAGCTCAAACTGAAGAATTGGAGAGAACCATAACTGACGCAGACATAGGCTCTACTGTTTTGTCACTACAGACTGGTAGAATACCAAATCCACTAGCAATGAATATGTATACACTTGGTTATGATTCTAATAAAAAATTAACAACACTAAGTGATACGGTAAAACAAAATTTAAAAACTTATATATCTCAGTTTAGAATGGTTACGGATGCTGTTAATATTAAAGATGCGTATATTATTAATTTAGGAATTGATTTTGGAATATTAACAAAAGTTGGATTTAATAAACAAGATGTACTTTTAAGATGTGTTAGTACAGTAAAAGATTTTTTTGAAATTGATAGATGGCAAGTAGGACAACCCATTACATTATCTGATATAGCTTATGAGATATCTTTAGTTGATGGTGTTGCAACTGTTGTTCCACCATCAGAAAATAATCCAAATAATTTACCAATAGTGATTACTAATAAATTTAGTGTAGCTGATGGTTATTCTGGAAATTTTTACGACATTACTAGTGCTTTAAGAGAGGGTGTGTTATACCCATCATTAGATCCAAGTATTTTTGAAATTAAATATCCGAATACTGATATAAAGGGTAAAGTACTTGGTGATAATTTAGGTGTAGGAGAGTAATAAATGCATTATTTTACATTCGCAGATAAAGATTCTACTTTGTATGAAGTTAGTAGTAGTATGAATAGTGGCTTAGATGAAATACTAGAAGTTAGAAAAGATGTTAGTGATACTGGTGATTCAATAAATGTTTCTCGTATAGTAATAAAATTTGATTTAACCGAAGTATCAAAATCTATAGTTGATGGTAGACTAGGTGGAGCTATCCCAAAATTCTTTTTAAATTTATATGATGCTAAACCAACTGCTTTAGCAACCTCGCAAAGTTTATATGCATATCCAGTTAGTCAATCTTGGACTATGGGTGATGGTCGTTCTTATGACGATCCAATTGTTGAGGAAGGATGTAGTTGGTATTATAGAAATGGTGAAACAGATGGTACACTATGGGGGCCTACATACTCAGGTTCAAATACGGTGAGTTCTTCAGGTGGTGCTTGGATTAGTGGAAGTGGTTATGAAGGTGAAGTTAATTTCACTCACAAAAGCACTGATTTCAGAATGGATGTTACAGATATTGTAGACAAGTGGTTGAGTGGTTCAATATCAAACTACGGATTTATGGTAAAGAGAAGTGGTAGTGTTGGTAATACTAATACTGATACAGACGAAGGTAGTACTGATAAATTAGGTAATTTTTCATTCTTTTCATCAGACACACATACTAAATATCCACCTACATTAGAAACTGTATGGTACGATTCTAAATGGGATACTGGTTCACTAGATCCACTTACATCAACTAATTTAGAAGATATGATTATTTATATGAAAGGACTAAGGCCTGAATATAAGGAAAATTCAAAAGTAAAATTTAGAGTTGTTGGAAAAGAGAGGTTTCCATCAACAACATACTCTACAACACCAGCAGGTTTAACTATAAAATATTTACCAAGTGGTTCATCTTTTTATTCGATAAAGGATGCCGAGACTAATGATGTCATTGTTCCATTTAGCACTTCTTCACTTATAAGTTGTGATAGTAGTGGTAATTATTTTAATTTAGATTTAGAGGGTTATCAACCTGAAAGGTATTATAGTTTAGAGTTTAGAATACAAAGTGGTAGTAATACTGTTGATGAAACAGACCAATATTTTGACGAGGGGTTTACATTTAAGGTTTCAATCTAATGCCGTATACAAAAGACGAATTACAAGACGTAGATTTTTATCGAGAATTTATAGATAAAAAAAGACTTGACTATTTAGATAGGATTAGTAAGTCTGCTCTAAATGGATTTAGAAAAGACGATGGAGTTCTTGTTTCATTTGAAGATATTGAAACTGGAAACGGACTTGAAGATGCAGATTTTAGCACTGATTATTATAGTACATTTATATCTGCACTGTCAGGTGAAAGTTATCAATTTTTAAATATTTTAAATGCTGACTTTAATGCTTTTATGAATGATACTTCAAACTTAGTGGGTTTTAATGCAAATATGAATCCAAGTGATTTAGATGCACCACCGCAATATTTTGAAGCTGATATTCCTGCTTATATAGCAACTTTACTTGTTAATAAGTATAAGGGAAAATACAGAGATACTGTTAAGAGTAATAATTTGGAACAGATTATAGACAGGTCTATATCAGAGTTAGCAGATGTTCAATTTGCAGTAACATTACCAGAAGGTGTATCAAATGGTAATGTTATAACAAATGAATTTGCAGATGATACTAGAAAGTGGTTGATAGAAAATAATCAAAAGAGAATCTTTCCTACTTTGGATTTATTTTATGGATTAGGTGTTCCATTTAACGAGATAGTAATGTTGACTACAGCACAATTAAATCAAATACCAGATGGGGAGCCTGTAGAATAATGGCAAGATTAAATGAAAAAGATAGAGAATTAGTAGAAATTAAAAATCCAGTAGACTTATCTTCTCAAAAATATAGATATTTAGGTGGAGAATTTTTAGAAAATGAAGATGATTATGTAGAAATTTTAATTTACGATATTAATGAAA